AGAAAACCTAACAAAAGAAGAACTATTAAAAAACACTAATATGTTTGGCTCTACCTTTTCAAAGGTAGATAAATACGTAAAATACATTATAAATTAATATATTTTACAAATAGAAATACCAATGGAACAATTTGAGTTTTTAAAAAAAGCGTTAGATCCGAATCAACAATCCCAAAATCAAACTGATAAAAAGAAGTTAGATTCGTTACACGAGGTCTTCACACTTCCCATCAAATATAATGAAAAAGTTAAAAAGTTGAATGAGAACATTATCACGGATTTAGAACTAGTAAAGACAATTGACAAGGAAGAGAAGCCCATTTACGATTACGTGTTCAAACCAACTAACACACTCGGCTCCAAAGTGTTAGAAGAAGTGCCCAAGTATTACACTACTGATACTGAATACTTAAAAGAAACTCAAACTCTTGTCAAAAATTTCAAACAAACCGATTACAAATCCATTTCTGAAACCAAGAACTTTAGGGATTCTGAATTGGAATACGTGGTTAAAGCCTGGGAGGAGATCAAGGGTGAAACCGCATTCCAAACAAAATATTTGTATGTTGACTGGGCATTTGGTGAGTTTATCAATAACAATCCCAAATTCTTACAGCTAATGAGCATTTACAATATTGCGTCTCCTATACTCTCATTATGTCTGCCAATTTTTGTTTTAATTGTGCCGTTTTTCATTATCAAAATAAAGGGTATTGAGCTGAATATTAAGGAATATATTGAAGTTTTAAAAACGCTAGCATCAAAACACGCAATTGTAAAGGTATTTACGAATTTCAATAACGTGGACGGAGGACAAAAGATATATTTGTTAGTATCAGCAGCTTTTTACTTGTTTTCAATATATCAAAATATATTGGTTTGTGTCCGTTTCTATACCAATATGAAGAAGATCCATGAATACCTCCATAAATTTAAAAGTTATTTGGATTACACAATTCACTCTATGAATTACCACTTGTCTTTATCAAAGGAACTAACAAAATATAGCAAGTTTAATGATGATATTAAAAACAAGATTGAGATTCTAACCAAATTTAAGGGTGAAATTGAATGTATTACTCCATTTACAGTATCAATTGCGAAATTCTCTCAAATTGGTCACATTATGTGGTCATTTTACCAATTGTATAACAGTCCCGAATATCACGATGCTATATTGTATTCATTCGGTTTCAATGGTTATATGAATCTGTTACAAGGTGTTAAGGAGAATGTAGATACTAACAAAATCAATTCGGTTACCTTAATCAAGGGCCAGACCAAACCCGTTCTAAAAAAGATGTATTACCCCAAGTTCATTGATGAAGTCAAAATTGTTAAGAATGATTGCGACCTAAGCAAAAACATTGTGATTACGGGTCCCAATGCGTCGGGTAAGACGACTACGCTAAAAACTGTATTAATTAACATTGTTTTATCACAGCATATTGGGTTTGGTTGCTACGACAAGTGTAAATTGGAGCCATTTGAAAACATTCATTGCTATCTGAATATTCCTGACACATCTGGTCGCGACAGTTTGTTTCAGGCAGAGGCGCGGCGTTGTAAAGAGATTATTGACTGTATTGAAGAGAAGGAGAAGGACAATGAGAAACACTTTGCTATTTTTGACGAGTTGTATTCAGGGACAAATCCGGAAGAAGCGGTGATAAGCGCACAGGCTTTCATGGACTTTATTGTAAAGAGTGACAATGTAACTTGTATGCTAACAACCCATTATGTCAAATTGTGTAAGAAATTGGCGAAGAATAAGAAAATTGAGAACTATAATATGAAGACGGTAAAAAAAAACGATAATTTTAGCTATACGTATGAATTGGAAAAGGGGATATCAAAGGTTAAGGGTGGTTTAAAAGTGCTGAGTGATATGGCATATCCTAAGGAAATATTGGATCAAACATCGGGTCATTTTTAAAACAAAAAGGTAAAAATAAATTCGTTCTCTTAATAAATTAAATATATTCAGCATTTTTAATAATGGTTCTTTCGGATATATGCAGTACATCATTTTTATTTAGCATTTCGGTTATTATAATTGTAATAGGTGGATTGTTTGCTTATTTTAATCACAGACTTGCGGTACAAAATCATAAAATTTCATCAATGATGGGATTAGTTACAACAATGGCCGAGGAAATGCAATACTTTAGAAGTAAATTGAGTGGTAAGACTCAAGAAAATTATTGTAAGATGCCTGATGCGGACCGAATTCATATTGTTCCGCAATTTTTAGGAGGAACTACGAGTAATTTGATTGAGGTTTCCGACGGAGAGGATGAGGAATCGGATTCTGATGAGGAATCCGACTCAGAGGATGAGGAATCTGATTCAGAGGATGAGGAATCTGACTCAGAGGATGAGGAATCGGATGACTTAGAAGTAGAAGACTTAGAAGTAGAAGAAAACAAGGATAATATTAAGAGCATTAGTATTGATTTAGGAGATGATATTGACCTAAATATAGAAGAAGTTATTGGATATGACAATATTGATACAGATACAAAGACAATCAGTTTGTCAGAGGACATTTCGTCTTTTGAAATTACAAGCAAATCTTTAGAAAACATTGATGATATTGATATTGGTATTAAACTAACAAATGATTATACTGATATGATGGAGTCTGCTAGTGCTAGTAAAGAGAAGACTGACTACAAAAAGATGTCATTGAATAAATTAAGAGAGATCGTCATTGAAAAGGGAATAGTTGTTGACGCATCCAAATTGAAAAAAAATGATGTTCTTAAAATGTTAGGCGCCGAGCAATAAATCAAGTATATTTTTTCTAACAATAGTATAATATGAATTCAACCAATAGTTGGGCAAAACAATATTCGGGTTCAAATAATACATATTATACAATGCCGCCAATGATGAGTGATGGTCGCAATTATTCATCTTGGCAACCAGAGTCAGTTGTTAATAATAAAATTAAACAGGATGCTGGCATTAACTCTAATTGGAAATATAGACAATATTTACAAAATAACGCCAATACCATTATGAAGTACAATTCAACGGAGTCAATTTCGGCGTCTGGTAACAATCCATATGCGGTGGACAATAAAGTAGCTAGTTCAAATGTGCCTTATATGTTCTCATCTACACACGACACAAGCAAGCCAAATTTTGGATTCAACAACAGTGATTTGAAGCAGGATTATTTAACCAAGCAGCAAATTGGTGCGAAAATGATTTCTCCTTCTATTTCTACAAATTGGTAATTAATGTCTTTCAATAAAAATCAATATAATAATAAGTTTTCATAATTTAGTATTATATTCAATCCTATGAAAATACTGAGTATTGATGTTGGTATTAGAAATCTGTCATTTTGTCTTTTTACTATGGACAATAAAGACAAAAATACCCTAAGTGTTTTAAAATGGGACAATATAGATCTAACAGAGAAAGCAAATAACCGGTGTATTTTTGTCGGCGAAAAGAAAACCGAGGGCCTCTGTGACAAACCGGCCAAATTTGTCAAGGATGGTAAATGTTATTGCTTGAAGCATTCTAAAAAAATTAATTTTCTACAGCCTGCTGCTGATTTGGCGCCAGCATTCTTGAATAAACAGAAAATTCAAAACCTTATTGAGATTGCTGACAAATATAAAATTAAATACGAGGCGCAAAGTAAAAAGGCTGATATTATTGCCAAAATAAATGAATTTGCTTTAAACAATTGTTTTTCAAAAATAGACAAGGTAAATGCTTGTAAGATTGATTTGGTGACAGTTGGTCGCAATATTGAACATAAATTTGGCGAAATATTGGGTGAACATTTGCCGACCATTGGTACAATCATTATTGAAAACCAGATTGGCCCGATTGCTAATAAGATGAAGACCATACAAGGTATGTTGGCGCAATATTTTATTATGAAAAACAATGATATTACAATTGATTTTATTAGCGCAACTAACAAACTGAAGGATTTTATGCCTTCAAATTCAGTAGATCAAGAAGGGAAAAAAGAAAAAATGGACAACATACCTTGTATG